AGTGGTTTCAAGGGGCGTAATTTTTCTAGGCACTACATCCACAAGTTTGTTACATCTGTTAAAAACCACCCCCTATATATATTTTTAGTCCAGTGATAGCGGGACATTATACCACATGTAACAAGATACGCTAATGTAACAAGTGAAGGTTTTTGTTACACCAAACCACAAAATGCCATTAATTACGAGAAAGCAAGCAGCAGAAGAGTTAGGGGTAACTTTGCAGTCGATTTATATGTCCATTAAGAGGGGCAAGTTGACGGCAATGGAGGATGCAAATGGAAACATATTGATAAATAGTGACACCATGCGTGAGGAATTGAAGAAGAAATCGGCGGGGCAAAGGATGGATCGTATAGACGGTACAAATAAAAGATCGAAAAAAGTAAGGAATAGCATTACCTATGAATCAATTCCCGAATATGAGGAGAGCAGGGCAAGAACAGAGCATCTAAAAGCTGAATTATTGGAGTTAGAGCGTAAGCAGAAGGAAGATGACCTTGTTCCGATGACGGAAGTGCAGCGATCTTGGGAAAATATTGTTGCTACAGCTCGCACCAAGTTATTAGGAGTGCCATCAAAGGCAAAACAAAGGATTCCTGATTTAGATAATAATGCAATGAATCATTTGGAAGACATTATTCGTGAAGCGTTGGAGGAGTTGGCTGTAGCATGACGGATATTAAGAAATGGATTGACGAAAGAGGTTTCCATAAGGGGGATTATCTTGGTGATTTATGTAGAAATAATCACGAATATTTAGATACTGGTAAATCAATTAGATGCCAAAGAACAGTTAGGAAAGGTAGTAAATCTGGCAAAGAACAAAAGAATGGGCTATGTGTTTGTTGTATAAAAGTTCAAAAAGACAAACATTATTCAACTCATAAAGAAGAGAAAAAAAATTACTATAAAAAAAATAAAGAAGATATTTCCAATAAAAGCAAGGAAAGACATCGTGTAAATATGCTTGATCCAGAATATCGAAGAAAGAGAATGGAATATAATAGAAAGCGAAGAAGAGAAGAAGGTTGTGAATCAAGAGAAGAAATAACTTTAAGAATTGCAATTAAACGAGCTGGTGCGCCAACAGTTATAGAACTTGTAAATCAACAAATTAAAGAAACACAAGCAAAAGCGAGATTGGAGTATTTGAAAACACCTAAAGGAAGAGCTGAGTATCAAAAACATTTATATAAAACAAGTTGGAGGTGTAATTTTTTGCAAAAAGAAAAAAATCAACGTAAGAAATCAAGATTAAAAGGTAATTATGTAGAAAAAAAATCTCCAGAACAATTAAGAGATAGGCTTTTAGCTTTTGATAATTGTTGTGCTTATTGTAATAAGGAATTAATATTTTCTACTGTAGAGTTTGATCATGTAGTTCCTACAAGTAATAATGGCCCAGATATTTTGGCTAATTTAGTTCCATCTTGTCATTCATGTAATTCCAATAAATCTAATAAAGAAATGAAAAAATGGTTTCTAAGTAAGCCGTTTTATTCAAAAGAAAGACTAGATAAAATAGAAAAAGTTTTAGCTCTTACTCCTTTTCCAACAAAACAAACAGAGATGTTCCATGATTTGCAAATCCAATGAGTGCAATTCTTGAATTAGAAAGACGAGCGTTTGCAGCGTTCAAGCCACCGAGGAAATTAAGTCTTAGTGAGTGGGCTGATGAATATGCGTATTTGAGTGCAGAGTCTTCAGCAGAAGGTGGAAGATGGCGTACATTGCCCTATCAGAAAGGGATTATGGATGCAATTACTGATAATAATATTGAACAAGTTACGGTAATGAAGTCAGCTAGGGTTGGTTATTCTAAGATTTTAAATCACATTATTGCTTATCATATTCATCAAGATCCATGCTCCATAATGGTGGTGCAGCCAACCATACAGGATGCAACTGGTTACAGCAAGGAAGAAGTCGCACCAATGATTCGGGACACTAAATGTTTACAAGGTTTAGTGAGTGATGCAAGAGCAAAAGATTCAACTAACACGTTACTTCAGAAACAATATCCAGGTGGGACATTATCTTTGGTGGGGGCAAATAGCCCTACTGGTTTCAGGAGGGTAAGTAGAAGAATAGTTTTGTTTGATGAAACGGATGGTTATCCAATTGGGGGGGCAGGATCAGAAGGAGATCAGATCAAATTGGGTATTAGACGGACAGAATATTTCTGGAATAGAAAGATAGTTGCTGGTAGCACCCCTACGATCAAGGATTTCAGCAGGATTGAGAAGCTATTTAATCAGACAAATCAGCAGAGATACTATGTTCCATGCCCAAAGTGCGGTCACATGCAATATCTGAAATGGCCTAATTTAATTGCGACTGTTAAAGAGAATGATCCTTCAACTGCTGCTTATGAGTGTGAAAATTGTAAATATCATATTCCTCATAATAAAAAGAGGTGGATGGTAGAGCGTGGTGAATGGAGATCTACTCAACCTGGTAATGGTAAGCATGTTGCAATTGAAAACGTGGATTAATACTGTTTTAGGAGAAACATGGGAAGACGAATACGCTTCTAAGGTTGGAGCAGAGGCACTAATGGAAAGGGCTGCTGCTGCTAAATACGAAAGAGGAGAACCACCAGCAGAAGCTTTAGTCCTATGTATGGGCTGTGACGTACAGGATGATCGTTTATCTATGAGTATTTGGGGAATAGGTAGAAATGAAGAAATGTTCCTTGTAGATAGAAAGGTTATTTATGGATCTCCAGCAAGGGCAGACTTATGGAAACAGATGGATGAAGTTTTAATGAGTAAATATAAATGTCAAGATGGATATGAATTAAAAATTGAAAGTGCAGCGATAGATACTGGAGGTCACTTCACTCAGGAGGTTTACCAGTACGTTAGGGAAAGATCTCATTTAGGTTTGATTGGTATTAAAGGTGCAAGTCAAAAAGGTAAACCACCGATAGGGAAACCAACAACGCAAGATATAACTTTTTCTGGAAAGGCATTAAAACGAGGTGTGAAATTGTTTCCTCTTGGAACTGATGTTATAAAAACAACTTTGCATAATAAATTGAGAGATGCAGAGATTGGTGAAGGGTATATTCATTTTTTCCCTACGATTACTCCAGATTATTTTGAGGAATTAACTGCTGAAAGGCAGGTATTACGATATAAGAATGGTTATCAAGAAAGAATTTGGGTTAAGAAAAGTTCAGCAAGAAATGAAGCTTTAGATGAAGCTGTGTATGCGTGGGCAGCGTTTTTAAGGTTTCAACAGAAATATGATCGAAGAACTATATGGGATCAGTTAGAAAAGCGTAGAAAACCAGAGGAGCCTAGCAAGGATACTTCGCTACAATTAAAACGACAAAAAGCATCTAAAAAGCGTAGTTTTGTCGCTAATTGGTAATTAATTATGGCTATTCCTTCTAAAATTCGTGCTGGAGACTATATCCAGTGGCGAGATTCGGAGACGCAGGATGTTTTTGGTAACTCTATTAGTAGTCCTGATTGGTCAGTTACCTATTATTTAAGGACAAATACAAGCACTGTTGGAGCAACTGTTACTTCTAGTGCTTATTTAACTGGATGGCAATTCACAATTCCATCTAATGATTCGGCTAATTTTGTTGATGGTGATTGGTATTTTCAAGCAGTTGCAGATAAATCGAATAATGAAAAGCAAACAATTTTAAGTGGCAAGATTGAAGTATTACCTGCTTTAAGTTATACAGGTACACCTTCAGATTTTGATGGCAGAAGTCAAGTAAGAAAGGATTTAGATTTAGTTAAAGCAGCAATTAGGAATTTAGTTTCAGGTGGGGTTGTAAAGGAATATAAGATTGGGACAAGATCTGCTAAGAAATATGAGATGGAAGAATTGATATTATTAGAATCAAAATTAAAGGCAGAATTAAAGAGGGAGGAAGCTGCTGAATTAGTTGCTAATGGTCGTGGCAACCCTCGTAACATGTTCGTTCGCTTTAACTGAGAAAACCAATGGGAATTGTAAATGCTTGGAAAGGTCTTTGGACTTCAGGTGACGGTTTTTCTCAGTCTGCCGTTTCAGATATAGTTAGGCCGAGGCGACAGATACGTGCTTATGCAGGTGCTGTATCAGATCGTTTGACTGCTAATTGGATGAGTAGTCAGTTAAGTGCTGACGCTGAGATAAGAGGAAGTTTAAGGAAGTTAAGAGATAGAAGCAGGGAGATGGTTAGAAATAATCCTTATGCGAAACAGGCCAAGAGAACAACACAGATAAATGTTGTTGGAACTGGAATGAAGTTTCAGTCTTTGGTTACTCAAGTAAGGGGGAACAAGAGAGATCAACGAGTTAACAAGGCAATTGAAGAAGGATGGAATAATTGGTGTAGGCCAGAGAATTGTGACACTGCTGGTCGTTATAGCTTTCACCAATTTGAATGGTTAGCTACTGGTGCATTGCCTGAATCTGGAGAAGCAATATTTAGGATTGTTCGTAAGCCTTTTGGAGATGGCGGTGTTCCTCTAGCTTTGCAATTAATTGAGAGTGATTTATTAGATGAGGAATATAACGGGAAGGTGACTGCAAAAAATAATGAGTGGAGAAATGGTGTTGAAGTAGATGAGTGGGGTAAGGCAAAAAGGTATGCGATTTTAACTAGGCATCCAGGTGATGCTTATTACTTAAATGCTCCTAATGCTGGAAAAGATCATGTTTTCTTGCCAGCTAGTGATGTTATTCATTTGTTCATGCCTGAAAGACCAGGCCAGAACAGGGGTGTTCCTTGGTTCCATAGTGTGATGGCAGATGCCCACCAATTGCAGGGCTACGAAGAAGCTGCGGTAATTCGAGCTCGTGCAGCCGCCTCCATAATGGGGTTCGTC